GATGTTTAAGACTGTTGAGATAAAAAAGGGCAAGGACACTTTGCAAGCAAGTCTTGATGAGGGTGTCCTTTCTGCCCCAAATAAATTAGGTAAAGATATTTCTGAAATTGAGGTTGATGGCAAAACTTACAAAGTTTTAGATTCAATTGTTGATGAAAGAGATGATCTTATTTATTTAACTTTAGATATTCCAAAAGGAATCAAGGAGAAAGCTAATGAGCAATCTAAACAAGGGTCAGATTAAGGTCTTTTTAGATCAAAAAGAATATACAGCTAGACTGACTTTAGATTCAATTGTTGCAATTGAACAATCAACAGGCATGGGAATAATAAAGCTATGTACAGAGATGGCTAATTCCAATGTTTCTTTATCAAGCATTCTGACTGTTTTGCATAAAGGATTAAGAGGTGGTGGTAATGACCTTTCAGAGAAAGAAGTCAAAGCCATTGTAGAAGAGGTCGGTATTATTGAAAGCACAAGAGCAGTAGCACAAATGCTTACCGATACTTTAACCAGAACAAACTCAGACGAGGACGACACAAAAAAAAACGAGGAGTAGTCGCTGATGAGTTGCCAATCACAAGGTACTTTCAAATACTCGTTGGCATGGCAGGAATTCAACCTAGCGAATTCTGGAATCTTTCCCCACACGAAACTTATGAAGCCATTGAAGGCTTTATGGAGTTCAATGCTAGTTCAAAAGAGGAACCTCTTTCAAAAGATGAATTACAAAACTTAATGGAGTTATACCCTGACTAATGGCTACAACAGTTGATCAATTAATAGTAGAGATACGAGCAGAGACCAAAGAACTGCGTAAAGGTCTGCAAGAAACTAACAGAAGGTTGGGTGAAACAGGCAAACAGGCAAAAGCAGCACTAGTCCCTCTGGGTGGTTTTGCAAAACTTTTAGCAGCAGTTGGTGGTGTTTCACTTTTTAGGGGCATAACTAATACATCAAGACAGTTTGAAGATTTAGAGGCTACGCTAAGAGCAGTAACCGGAAGTGCAGAAAATGCTCGGTTAGCTTTCAAAACAGTAGAAGAGTTTACTTCAACTACCCCTTTTCAGTTAGCCAATGTGACTGAGGCTTTTATAAGATTCTTTCAGGCAGGGATAGAACCAAACAATGAAAACTTAACTGCCTTCGGTAATTTAGCAGCAGGTATGGGTAAAGATATTACTCAACTTGCACAGGCAACATTTAACGCAACCACTGGTGAAATGGAAATGTTGAAACAGTTTGGTATCAAAGCCAAATTGATGGGAGATGAAATTGAAGTTACCTTTGAAGGTCAAACACAAACTATAGAAAGAACAGGTGAAGCTATAGGTCAGTTCCTTCTTGATTTGGGGGCAACGAGATTCCCAACTGCATTACAGGAAAGACTTGATACTCTTTCAGGTTCTATTATCAACTTACAAGACAAACTTTCACTGTTTGCAAATGCAATCGGTCGTGCAGGGCTAAATGAAGCCTTAACAAATTTGTCAAAGGGTTTGCAAGATTCAGTAGATGCAGGATCTGGTTTGGCAGATATTTTAGGGGCAGTGCTTGGCGGTTTAGTGAATTTGATTTCTGGAATTATGAATATCATCAATGTAAGTTTTGATGCAACGATTGGTCTTTTTTCTAAGATAAGAAAAGAGTTCAAAGAATTAGAAATGTTCTTTGATCAAACAGCAGAGAAAGGTGGGTTCTTCGGAAAGATTTTAGGCGGAATTGGTTTTGGTGGAAGAACAGAAGAAGAAATCATGCAAGACCTCCAAACCCTAGCGGATTTAGAACAAGCAATATTAGACGCAAGAGCAGGATTAGATAAATTTTTTACCCCAAACAATGCAGGAACAGGCGAGGCAGGTGACACAAATAAAGGAACAGGGAGCATAACCCCTCCAAGTGCAGATAAAGCTACAGCAGAGGTCAATGAACTTGCAGAGGCTTTCGGAGAATTAGATACAGTTATAGCAGAGGCAGGACAAACTTTAGCTAGAGATTTTGCCGATGCTATCCTTGATGGTAAAAACGCAATGCAATCTCTAGCAGATTTTTCAAAAGCAATTGTTTCAGAAATAATAGCTACATTTTTGAATCTTGCTGTAATCCAACCTATCATCAGTAGTATTTTCGGTGCTGGTACTGGTGGTGGGGGCGGTTCATTAGGAGCATCTTCAAGACCTTTTGACTTTGCTGATGATCAAACTTTAGTAAGGACTCCGCTTACCCTTAATGCTGATATGGGCAGTATGAGAACGAATTCTGCAGGGATGGCTCCTATTGTAGTAAATCAATCTGTGAATTTTGCTACAGGTATAGTGCCAACAGTGAAAGCAGAAGTAACAAAAATGTTGCCACAAATTGCAGATGTTTCTAAAGCTGCTGTTTTAGAAGCCAATATGAGAGGTGGTACATTTAGACGAGGTATGAGATGAGCAAAGAAATTACTATGCCAACTACTCCAAACTTTTTATCAAGTTCATTTACTTTGAATAGAGCTGTAGGACAAACAATAAGTCCTTTTTCTGGTCAACAAAAAACACAAGAGTTTGATAATGTTTTTTGGAGTGCAAATGTAACCTTACCCCCAATGAATAGATCAACTGCTGTCAACTGGCAGTCTTTTTTATCAAGGTTGAAAGGCAGTACCAATGTTTTCAAATTTGCAGACCCTGATGCTTTAACTAACACAGGCACTTATGATGCAGATGATTTGAAAGCTAATGTGAATACATCAAACACAAATGTTTCTTTAACATTTTCTGGTAGCACTATTACTGCAGGAGCATCTACTTTTGCTAATGCGATTGTTGGAGATTACATAGTAGTTACAGGAGCAAACAATGAAGCCAATAACGGAACACACAAAATAACCACAGTTACAAGTAACACAGTTGTTGTCGTAGATTCTATTCTAACAAGTGAGACTGGAACATCTGGTTGTAAAGTCCAACAAAATATAAAAGGTGCACAAGGTCTGTCATTGATTGCAACAAGTAACAGTGCTGCAGGAACTATAGCTGTAGGAGACTATTTAGGTGTTTTAGGTGGCACAAGTACAACAAGTCAACCAGTACAACTGGTATTAGTCACGGAGGCTGCCACACAAACAGCAGTCGGTGGTGGAGCAAATAAATTTGCAGTTGGTATTGAACCAAAACTAAGGTCCACTCTAACTACAAATAACCTAGTCAAGTTTGCATCACCAAAGGGATTGTTCAGATTAATTGAAAATGAAATAAGTTGGTCGGCAGATAGAAACTCTATATATAGAATTTCTTTTAGCTGTCAGGAGTCAATCTAAATGGCTACAAGACAAGGTCTTGATTCTTCCATTGTAAATGCTTTATCAGAAAGTAATGTCTATCCTTTCATTGCAGTAAAAGCATTTTTTGATTCTGGAAATGTTTTGGTTTGGTCAGGTACAGATGACATTACTATATCCAGTGAGACTTACACTGGAGCAGGCTCGTTATTATCTGTAAGTGGTTTTGAAGAAAGTCAGGAACTTAAAACAAATGGTGTAACTGTAACAATATCTGGAATGGACGAGACAGTTTTAGGGTATGCCCTCTCTGAAAATTATCAGAATAGAAAACTTATTGTTTATTTAGGTTTTTTAGATGGCGGTACAAATGAAGTCAAAGGAGTTATGAATGCCTTTACAGGAAGAATGACTACCATGAATATTAATGATGACCCCACTGGGTCAACAATAGTTGTTAATGCAGAGAATAGACTTATAGATTTGAGAAAAGCATCTATGCTGCGTTATAACAAAGAATCACAAAAATTTGTTTCAGGGGCAACAGATACAGCTTTTAACAGAGTACAAAAGCTACAAGATCAAGAGATTCTTTGGGGGAGATCAAGTTCTACTAGTGGAAGCATACCGAGAGGCGGTGGCGGTGGCGGTGGCTCACAAGAAGGCGGTGGCGGTGGCACTGTAAGAAGATGATTAAGAAACTACCACAGTGGGAAATGTTGTTATTCAACTTTCTTGAAACCAAACAAGATCATGTCTTCAAATGGGGTAAATGGGATTGTTGCATATTGGTTATTGACGCAATAGAGGCTATGACAGGTACAAAAATTATAGAAAAAAGTTGGTCAAATAAAAAAGAAGCTCTTATGTTCATAAAAGATAACGGAAAAACTTTAAATAAAGTAGCCAGTAAATATTTGAAAAAAGCAGGTTTATCAACTTTAGATAAAGCATTCATTACAGCAGGAGACATTGTTCTTTTAGAGGATAGT